TAAAGTAATGAAAAAACTAATATTAATTAGCCTTGTCTTATTAAGCTGCAAAAAGAAACCAACAGCTCCAAGCAGTACAGTAACAACTCAAACAAAAGTTTGGTGTTTTTATCAAATGAATTATGGGAAAGCATTTTTTAAATGTTGCAAAACTGAAAAGGAATATCAAGAAACTTATGATCAAGGTATAGCTAATGGCTTAAATTTAAGTGTTGAAATTAAAAACAATTGCAGCGAATGTCAATAATGGCTAAGTCAATAGAATTTATAAAAGCATTGCCTGAGTATGCGGATGCGTACATTAAAGAATGTTTATCGCACACTAAAGAAGTAGCTACAGGCTCGGGTAAGATAGTTAAGATTGAAGATAGGCATATACCTACAATAGCCTATTTTCTTAATATATGGCTTCCTTTGTTGAAATTGGATACAATAGGTAGGAATACTTATTACGAGTGGCGTAAAGGCGAATGTGAGCTTAAACGGGACACTATAAAAAAGATTGACGAACTTTTCCAATCTTTGGCGGCTGATATTGTTGCAAATGAAGGTAAAGGAATATTTTACGCTAAGAATAAATTAGGGTGGACTGATAGACTGCAAACCGAACAAACTAACATATCTATCCTAAATATTGACCCGATAGATAAACCAATGGATTAATGCCACTAAAACAAACAACCGCCCTTCGTAAAATTTGCGCCCTAACAAAAAAGTATATTGCAGTTAGGGGTGGACAGGGGTCGTCTAAAACATTCAGTATATTAACTATTCTTATTAACCATGCTAGTAGTAAGGCTAATAGGAATATCTATGTAGTAAGTGCCGAGCTCACAAAGATGCGCGAAACCGTTATAAAGGATTTTGTAACCATTATGAGTGAAGCTGGTATATTTAATCAGGATAATTTTCTAGCAGGAACTTTATACAAATATCCAAACGGCTCAACGATAAAGTTTTTAGGATTAGATAAAGAAGATGTTGGTAAAGGTTTACGCTCTCATGTTGTTTACTTCAATGAGGTTAACAAAGTTAATCAGGAAACGTTTAGGCAAATGGCTTCGAGGTCTGATAAGATTTATTTAGATTACAACCCCGATGCTGAATTTTATGTCGATACCGATATACTACCACGCCCCGACTGCGACTTTGTACAATTGACATTTAAAGACAATGAACAACTAAAAGAGGGGGAAAGAGATGAGATTTTAAACTATTACAATCAAGGGTATAATTTAGACGGTACAGTTAAAAATAAGTATTGGGCTAACTTATGGCAGGTTTACGGTTTAGGAAACATAGGTAATTTAATCGGTGTTATATTTGAAAATTGGAATGAAGTTGATGAGATACCAAAAGAAGCTGAGTTTATAGCCTATGGTATGGACTTTGGCTTTACGAATGACCCAACCACATTAACAGCCGTTTACAGATATAATAGTGAGTTGTATTTAGACGAATTACTTTATAAGACTAAGCTAACCAATAGCGATATAATCCTAGAGTTTGAAAAGTTAGGCATACAAAAACATCAAATGATAGTAGCGGATAGTGCAGAGCCTAAAAGTATTGAAGACATTAGAAGGGCTGGCTATCGAATTGAGGGGGCTAAAAAAGGTAGCGATAGTATTAAGAATGGATTAGACACTTTACTAAGGCATCCTATCAATGTAACTAAACGTTCTACTAATCTTAAAACCGAGTTAAGGACTTATCGATGGGCTACTGATAAAGACGGTAAACAAACAAATGTTCCCGAAGCAGGAAACGACCACGCTATTGATGGTGTTCGTTACGTAGCTTTAAACCGCCTTAAAAAATCAACATTCATTGTACATTAGTTGTAAAAATTAAATTTAATTGTATATATAGGTATGAAAGTACCTAAGCGTTACGAAGATTTAACCGTGTCTCAATTTCAAGAACTTGAGGCATTGAAAACTAATTCGGCATTATCAAAAGAAAATAAAAGCGATAAAAGACTTTCTATTTTATCGGGCGAAAAATTAGGCGTGATTCAATCTTTAAGCTCTAAAGAAAAATACGAAATATTATTGGACTCAATTTTTTTAATAGAGCCTTTAAAAGAAATTCAATGCCGTGATTCTTTTTGGATTGGATTTAAGAAATTCAAATACATTAAAGAGATTAGTGACTACACAACGGCTCAGCAAATAGATGTTAGTAACATTCTCAAAGCTAACAAAGGAGATTACATTAAATGTCTGCCTGAATTAATGGCGTTATCTCACAAAGAATTAACCCTATTTGGTTGGAAGTACAAGCAGGAAAATCATCAAAAGAATGTTGAGTTGTTCAAGAAAAGTAAATTAAAAGATTCGTTTGGGGCTGTTTTTTTTTATTCAAAATCATTCAAACGTTACGCAAAAATTATAGCGGATTGTTTACAGAAACAAAACGAACTAATACAAGCGCACATGAAGACTATGACGGAAGACAAAGAGTTTCAGACTTTCTTGAAAACTGGGGGTGGGAATATTCTGTAAGCCTTTGCGTTGCAGATAGCGGAATAACCGAAGATGAAATATACAATTGGAGTATAATTAGATTTTATAATAAGTTAGCTTTCTTAAAGGATAAAGGAAAATTTGAAATAGCATTAAATGGGTCTAAATGAAAAAATAAAAGAGCTTTTAAATGAATTTAATACTAAATTGCTAGTTGACACTAGGGCAAATATTAGATTAAAATTAGATGAACGTGCCCCATCTGGAAGTAAGTTTAAAGGCAAAGAAAGTAGATTAGAAGCTAGTGTAAAAGCCCCTCCAGCTATTTTTGACAAAGGAATGATTAAGTCAAAATTAACAATGAATGACTATTGGGCAGTTGTTAATGATGGCAGAAAGGCTAGTAATGTAAGTGAGGAAGGTCAAGCTAAGATAGCTGAATGGAGTGCAACAAGGGGACTAGCTGAAAAAATAAGAATTAGTGATTTAGAAAAAAGAAAACAAAAACAAAAACTATCAGAGCGTAAAAACTTAAAAACTTTAAAGAAGATGCCGTTTGATAGGGCAAAGAAAGCAGCAGGTTATTTAGTTGCTAGGTCTTTAAAGAAAAAGAGTTTAGAGCCTACTCATTTTTTTGATGAAGTAATTAACGACGGTAGGTTAAAGGAATTAGAAGAAAAATTATCTGAAATTTTAAAATCAGAATTAATAATTAATATTAGTAAATAGAATGGCATTAACTTATTATTCATCACCTCAAGCATATACACCTGCATATAACGACCAAACAATAGTTTATAGCTCTAATCAAGTTGCTGTTACTGATTTCAAGTATATTGTTGAGGTTCAAGTAAACGGTGGTACTATTTTTTCAAATGATATATTGCCACGCCCTGACGGATACTTAGTTTACGACCCTCGTGAAATTGTACAAAATTATATAACTAGAGATTACTTTAACCCGACAAGCGTTACTTGTTTATATGCAAATGGAAAGAGTTGTAGTGTTGTGGTAACTGTTAAAGAGTATTACAGCGGGGCAGTTCAAACAACCAGTAATGTTAGTTACATAGCGTTTGACGCTTGTTTGAATGATGATGATTTTAGAACTTATAATTATCTTAACTACGTTTCAGCATCTACGAATGTTAAGCTACTAAGCTCGGTTAATTTAGAATACAACGATCCTGAAATATTAGCAGACGTTAAGAATGATATTTGGATTCATTTTTTCAGAAACAATTGTACGTCAATAAGACTAAGGGTTTATAACCAATTAGCAGTATTGCAAGGTACAATTACACTATCTATTCCAACTACTAATAATTTTATTTACTATGCTAATATTGGATATAAGACATTAGTATCTAATGGTTACACTCCTTTAGATGGGTGGTATGTTGAGGTAGCTATTTTAAACTCAACTACAGTATACTACTCAAGCACTTATACATTTACTGATTTGCATACAAAGTACGATAAGTACACGGTGCAATACTTGAAACGAAATGGAAACATTCAAAGGTTTAATTTTGAAATGATAAGTTCTATTACTTTGAACAAAAAAGATAATACTGTAAGACTTAATCCTAATAGATTGAATAGTGGCACATACAGTAGTAATACTTGGGATGCAGAGGTAAAAACAGTTAGCACAAAATCAACAAAACAAATTGTTTTAAATACTAATTGGATTACGCCTGAACAATTAGATGCTTTAGAAGAGCTTTGGGATAGCCCTGTTAAATGGATTATTGACAGTAATAACGTTTATAAATCATTTACATTAACCGACTCAAGTATGTCGATGAATAAAGGCTTTACAGACCCTTTAATTAGTATGAAAATTACTTGTGAATATGATGTTCAAGAAACTAGACAAAGAGGTTTATAATGGTATCAACTAGGTTAGAAATATACAACGCAGATGGGACAGGCTTACAAACTCAACCCTTTAATGATAATATACCAGTATCAATTAATTTTAATATAGCGGACGTTCGTGACCCTAGTGCTCGTAAAGCATCTAGGAGTTTAACCATTTCAATTGATGCTACAAACGAAATTAATAAATGCTTTGAAAATATTTTTGAGGTAAACATTTCGACACAGTATTTTAATAAGAATTTAAAAACGCCTTGTAAATACTTCGTAAATGAAATTCTAAATTTTGAAGGTAGCTTACAACTAATGAAAATATTAGTCAATCCAAGTGGGCGTGTAAGTTACGAATGTTCTATAATTGGAGAAACTGGAAATGTTTTTTTATCAATTGGCGAAAAACTAATAACTGGGAATCCTGACAGCAACGATGATTTAGATTTTAGTGATTATGATCATGATTACACTAGAGCTAATCAAATATCGACACGTTCTAATTATGGCACAGGCGAAGGAGTTTTATACCCATTCATTGACAAAGGAAGCAATGGAGGCTCGGACGTGTCGTGGCGAACGTCTGACTTTTTGCCGTGTTTGCATTTAAGAGAGTATATCGAAAAGATTATAACAAAGGCTGGTTACACATTCACTAGCTCTTTTTTAGACAGCGCCGAATTTAAGAAGTATATCATTTATCCTAACTTAATTAATATAGCTTTAGATCAAACGCAATTAGACAATAGACAGTTTTATTGTGGTTTAAATGCTAATAGTGTTAGAGCTACTAGTGGATGGACAACTGTTGGCTATCCTAATGAAACTAGCGGCGACGGATTCTTTGATGCTGGTTCTCAAGTAGCAGTGGGTCACGCTATAATTAATGATAGTGGCTATTATAATTTAGCGGCGGCTGATTACTACAAAATTAGTTTTACACATACAGACCCAAGTGTAACTAAAGCTAATTTATATTACCAAAGCGGTAAACGCATAAGAAAATCAGGCGATGGCGGAGTAGGTTGGTTTAATATATCCGCTGAAAATTTTGTCAACTATCCCCCATCTGTCTATATTAATATATCGACTAATTACTTTTGGACTAATCAAGTTGCAACTGGTGAGATATTTTTATCCGCTGGTGATTACGTTGAAGCTCAAAGTTATTTGAGATTAGTTAATAACATAACATATTTTGATGCTTCAAACGTTGTGGTTACAACTGGCACAGGCGCAGTAACAATTGAATTAGTTAGTGGAGCTGGCAAAACTTCTTTTTATGCTTTGGCTACAAAAAAGGAGATAGTCGAAGGTAACACGTTATACGTTAATAACGCTCTGCCTACTAAAATTAAGCAAAAGGATTTATTAATGTCAGTTATAAAGGCGTTTAATCTTTACTTTGATTTAGACCCTGATAATAAAAATAATTTAATTATAGAGCCGTTTGATGAATTTTATAATACTTTGCCTGTATTGAATTACGAAGGGAAAACTGATGAAGACAAAGAAAAGGTAATTAACGTTAATGTTTTAGATTGCAAACGTTATATTTTTTCTTATAAAGAAGACAAGGACAAATACAATGAGTTGTATAAGAGTAAATGGGGTGAGGTATTTGGAACTGAAAGAATTGAAAATGAAAATGATTTTAGTACGAATGAAAAAAAGACTGAGTTAATTTTTAGCCCAACCCCTAATGTTGCTAACTACGGGCTAGGAATAGCTCACCCTAGAATTTACAAAGAAGAGCAAAGCGGGGGGTCTGTAATTAAGAAACCTATCATTCCTAACATTAGATTGCTTATATGCGGCGGTGTTAAGCAAACAGTAAATCCATACACTTATAAAGACTTTGGCAATGCTGACATAGTTACAAGTGATTACTTATATGCTGGTCACATGGACGATGCTCTTAATCCTACTATTGATTTGAATTTCGGCTTACCTAAAGAATTATTTTATAACTATATAAATACTTATATGGTTACAAATAATCTTTATAATCGTTTTCAAAAATATTATATTGAAACTTTAACTAATAGAAATTCGAGATTTGAAAGTAAATACCTTTGGCTTAATTCAAAGGATATTAACGAATTTAATTTTAGAAAAAAAATATTCAACGACAATGCTTATTGGATTGTAAATAAATTAGAAAATTACTCACCTATAAACGAAACGTCAACTAAGGTGGAGTTAATTAAAGTATTTAAAGCTGAAATTTTTACACCTCAGTCTATTAATATTGTTGAAACTACATTTACTGCACATGGTGCGGAAACTTACTTAGCTAGACAAAACACAAGCTTAAACGTTGGCAATAATGTTGTTAATTTAGGAGAAAATTGTTTAGCTGTTGGAGAAAATATTTATATTCCCGAAAGCTGCTCAAACGTTACGGTAACAGGTAAAAACATAACAGTAGCAGAAAATATAAGTAATGTAAGTGTAATTAATTCAAATGATGTTAATGTAACCACTAGCAATTACAACATCGTTAATGGGGTAACTTCACAAACAAATGTTTTATTTGTTCAAACAGCAAATAAATCGGTAACTAATACAACTACTGAAACGTCATTAATAGGAACTGGATTGGGAAGTGTAACTATCCCAGCTAGTAGCTTAAACGTTGGGGATGTAATTAGAATAAAAATCAAAGGAGTTTATGCAGCTATATTTGTTTTTCCCGATGTGGTTGGTTATTTTAAAACTAGATTCAAAATTAACGGTACTACCTTAGAAACCAATACGTGTAATGGAGTTATAGATACAAATCCCGATTTGAGAGATTTTGAAATTGAAGCACTACTAACAGTTAGAACAGTTGGAGGCAGTGGAACTTTTATGTCGCACGGCACAATCAATTACACTAAACTAGATGCAGCTAATACTTTTTATAAACTATCCGAATCACTTTGTTTAACGGCAAGTACAAGCCCTATAA